ATAAGGTCAATCACTTGTTGCTCCAGGTTTAAGGTCATTACCTTTAGGTTATCACTCTTTTTTGGTCTACCTAAGTTACTCATCATCTTCTATTTTTGTTAATAATCGTAAAGGTTCAATACAGGGATTGGTTCCCATATTATAGCCATCTCTAGGGTCCCTATCGAATAATATTTCGGCATAAATGGGTATCCCGTTAAGTGAATGGTATATTTCCAAACATTCTCCAAGGCCAAGCCATTTATGGGATATACTATCACCTTCCTTTATTTTTGATTTCTGTTCGTTCATCTTGGCCGATTTGGTCGGGAGCAGGCTTAAATTCTGTTTTATCAGAAGCCTGGACTGTCATAATCCCCCCGTGTTTTCCTTCGTGACGGTTAAGGGCTATTTCTAGAGCTTGGATAATGAATTGTTCATGAGAAAGGTCTAGATGCCTACTGGCTATGTGTAGCCTTTCCTCCATCGTCTGGGTTATTGTTATTGTTTCTGTCATTTTCTTCGATTTTTGCAAGTATGGCTTGATAAATGAAATGTGTCCTTGATATTTTCAATTCTGTACAAATCTCATACATTTTGGTATCCTCTTCAGAGGTAAGGAAAATTGTTGGAGTTGGAAACTTATCTGCCATATCAAAATTATTTAATGTTGTTTAATTATAAAGTCTGAGATATTGCATTTTCGAAAATGCTAAAGTCCGAGTAGAGATCTCCTCGATACACCCTTTTTTCATATATATAGATATATATTTTTTTGAGCTAACTGTATAAGCTTAAAGTATATGAATGCTATAGGATATTAATATCGCTAAAGCGAAATTAAATGCGCGAGGGATAAATCCCATCGCTTATAAGGATTCTTAAGTAAAATTTTTTTTGAAATCCTTAGACTTTATATAAAAACACTGCAAAATGCACAGATGATCAAGAAAAAGAGAAATATAGTTGGCTTATCCTGCGGAGTAGGGGTATCACTTTACCCATTCCTTTCTGATAGTCAAGTAATAGCAAATGTTGAAACAAGGGCTGATTTCTACCTACAGGGTTCCCCCGAGCAATTTCGTTTAAACTTTCCAGGAGGAGTGATGTGGTCTGACCCTCAGGGGTACAAAGGTTTACTAAACAGGACTGATATAGTGATGTCTCAGCCTAAGTGCGGTAATTCCTCGGTATTGGCCTACTCTCGAGGAAAGAAGATGACTTCTCACAAGGGGGACCCTTCTTTAGATTTAGCAATGGAAGGAATTAAATATTTGGACCCCAAAGTATTCCTTTTAGAGAACTTGCCTGCCTTACTTAACACTTACAGTGAAAAGGACCTAAGGCAGTTCTTCCACCACCATCGTTTACACTTTCATCACGTAAGTGTTAGTGAATTTGGCAATAGTCAAAAAACACGCAAGAGATTAGTTATAGTTGGGGTCCATAGACACTTAAAAAGAAGCGGTACGATCTTCAAAGAACTGGGTGAGGTTTATCCAGTGAAATCTTTACTGCATACAGGAGACCTAATTTATGGCACCCCGGAAAATGGTCATTTCAGACCTTCCTTTGATGAACGAATTGCATTGTACGGTGGAAGACAAGCTTCTTATCGTGAGATTATGGAACTCTGGGAAGAGTTACCCGGAAAAAAGCGTATCGCTACCCCAGATGAAAATTTTAACACGGCCCCCGGAGTGTACCGAGATTTGGCTGACGATTACCCCGCTACGATCCGAAAATCAAATAGATGTTTTGGTCCACACGGACTTACATATACTCCACGGGAGAGAGCCCGTATACAAGGTATACCAGATACGTTTTGGATCGCTGATCCCATTACACATCCAAAGATCTCGCCAAAGACGCTTTTTAATAAGGGATGCGCTGCAATGGCTAATACACCACCACTGGAAGTGGCTGAATGGTTTAGGAATGCCTTAATTAAAACCCAATTTTTATAGCCCGTAAAAACACGAGATAGCTTTGTTTTATATAAAAGGGTGATGCAGAATACCCCAATGACAGTGATTATTACGTATGAACAGAAAAGAACTCGATATCTTAGCCAGAGCGTCTCGAGACCCCTGGTATTTCTCTTCTTTCGCAAAAGTGGTACACCCAGTATTAGGGGTGGTACCTTTTGACCTGTATCCTTTCCAAAAAGCTGTTTTATGGGATTTTGTATATAAACAGTTTAACATAGTCCTAAAAGCTCGGCAAATGGGACTTACGGAAATGATCGGGTTATTTTCGCTTTGGATGGCTATGTATCATGGCCATAAGAACATCGTAATCATATCTTTGAAGGATAGGGTTGCAAAAAAGCTTTTGAGGAGGGTAAAACATATTTATATGAACCTTCCTTCTATTTTACAAACTCCGGTAGTAAACGGGCGTAGGGGAGAATATGGAACAGGCAGTGAGATGATATTTAGTAATGGGTCATCTATTACCAGTTTACCTACTACTGAGGATGCCGGAAGGTCTGAAGCCGTATCTTTATTAATTATGGATGAGGCAGCAGTAATGGCATTAGCCGATGTAATCTGGACAGCGGCATTCCCAACACTTGCAACCGGAGGGGCCGCAATAATAAATTCTACCCCATACGGAGTAGGTAATTTTTATTACAATACCTGGACAGACGGCATATATGGGATAAATGGTTTTAATAACATCCGTCTTACTTGGGATATGCACCCAGACCGAGAAATCGAATGGTATACCAAAATGAGAAATGCACTGGGTGCCAAAAGGACTGCCCAAGAAATTGACGGTGACTTTTTGGCATCTGGAGATACAGTTTTCGATTTGGCTGATATAAAAGCCATAGAAGAGGATTTAACTGATCGCCCCCCTATTGAAAAGAGATACAACGGTAATTTATTAATATTTGAAAAACCAAAACCCGGCGAGGCCTATTTTATTGGGTCTGACGTTGCAACGGGTAGAGCTACTGACTATTCTGCATTCACTGTCATGAACCGGTCCGGTAAGGAATATGCGGCTTTCAAAGGTCGCATTCCTACCAACCGGCTAAGAGATATCCTGGCAGAAGTAGGTAGGGAATATAATAATGCTCTTATAGGGGTTGAAGGTAACGATGTTGGGGAAGCTGTTGTAAAACTGTTACAGGAAGTAGGTTATGCAAACCAGTATTATACTGAACAAATCGTTAAGGAAAAGAGAAGTTCAAAACCCATAGTGAAAAAGGTACCAGGATGGTATACAACAAGGAGTAATAGGTCCGTTATTATAGATGGGTTAGAAACGGACATTAGGGAAGAGGCTGTAACCATATCCGATCCATTTTTCGTTAATGAGGCTTATACCTTTATATATGATATAAGTAATAGACCAGTGGCAATGCAAAAAGGCGAAAGTATATCCGGTTCCGATGAAACTTATAGCGATGACAGTATAATGGCAAAATGTATATGTAATTTCATCCGGAAAGGTAAGCAGTTACCCAAACAAACAGCAGTGGCTCCAAAATAAAGAATATGTCAGATCTCGGTAATGTATTAAGTCCTTTCAATATCGTGGGTAACGCTATAGATATAGTGAGGTCCCGTAAGAAGAAATTTTCCCCAAGTGGGGCAGGGGTGATACCCCCAGGTGACAGGGAATCCTTTCCTAGTTATGCTACTTCCTTTTCTGGGTTAAAAGAATCTGTTTCTTTTGTGAAACCCTCTTTTATGTACGAATACATTCCTGTGATTCGTAAATTACTAAGAGTTAATTCCTCCCTATCCTTAGCCACTTCCTCTATTGTCCAATTAGCAAACACCGGCCATTCTATTGAATTTGATAAAGGTGTTTCGGATGAACAGGTAATAAAGATGAGGCAACACATTGAAACTGTCTCTAAAAACTGGGGATGGGGCATACCTGGCCTACACGGCATAGTCGATAAGCTAATTTACCAATTATTTATCGGAGGTGCCGTTTCTAGTGAGTGGGTTATTAATAATGACCTGTCTGGAGTTAATTACCTGGCTTTTGTTAACCCGGATGATGTAAGGGTAGTATATGACCATAAAACAGGACATTACGAATATTACCAAGTAATTAGGAACCTTAACCACGCTGCTTTAAAAGGATCCAAAAAAAGTGACTACCCTCAAAATTATATCCACCTCAATCCCCAAACTTATCAGTATTATGGGTTAATGTCTGATGAGGAATCCCCAATAGGAATACCCCCATTTCTTTCTGCGTTGGATGATTTACAAGCTCAGTTGAAAATGTTGAGAAATATTGGTTTTGTTAGTGATCAATTGGGGATTATGGGGTTTCTTGAGGTGTTACTTTCTAAACCTGAACCCCACGAAGGAGAAAGTCACGGAGCTTATAAATCCAGATTAGAAGCCCTCTTGGGAGAGGCTAAAAGTAATATTAAATCTGGTGTTAAGGATGGAATGGTTGCGGGATATATTGATGACCATGAATTTAATTTCCATTCTTCTACTAAGGATACAGCTGGTGTTGCCGATATCTTTGACATTAACCAAAGGATGGTGTCAAATGGGTTGTTAACCAGCCCACAGTTCTTGGGAGGGATATCTAGTGGATCTGAGACCATGATAACTGTAGTGTTCACAAAGATGCTCTCCCAATTATCTGATGTTCAGGCTTATGTTAGTGAGATTCTGGAAAGAGGTATTTATATTGACTTAACCTTAGCAGGATTTAAGTTTAAGACTGTAAAGGTTAAATTTAAACCCTCTACCCTTACTGATGAGGTTAAATTACAACAATCCACAGAAATTAAGCAAAGAGTTAACAGGATCTTATATGCAGATGGTATTATATCCTTACCTCAATATGCCTACAATATGGGATATGATCAACCAGATCAAAAAGAGCCTAGAAAAGAAATTGATCCAGATAAGATCACTGCTGCTCAACAGGCTAAGGAGAAAGAGCAAAAAGACGAAAACAAATCTAACCGAGGGCAAAGGGCCAAAAAGAAGGACCAGCCTAAGGGGAAAGATGATAAACAGAAAAGTTCATAATTATGCCACCACTTGTTAAAATACCACGAGAGCATGAAATAAGGCTTACCGCTTCCCACTCATTGTTTGTAGGTCACAGACCGGATTCAGTTAAATGTGAGGAAGGTTTATGTGAAAACATCCTTTCTGAAAAAACAGAGGATTCACTATCACAATTCGGATTGTTGGGAGGGAGTAATGACCTTAATAAATTTTATCCTGAATTAACTGCTGATGATTGGACCCCAAAGGATGCAGATTTTATCCAACCGGTGTACAGAGCCCTATCTGAAACCATAGTTTACCAATTTGGTAGGGTCCCTATCGATTTCTCTGATGGAGTGTTAAGGGAGTCAATGTCTCGCTTAAAGGGCCAAACGGTTAACACTAACCACGATACTGAGGTTGAAAATGCGGTAGGTGCTGTTTCAAGTGTCAGATGGCAGGAAGCAACCAAGGTTAATGGCATTACAGTCCCTGCTGGGATAAATGCTACCTTTAAGATTGATGCAAAGTCAAATCCCCGCCTAGCCAGAGGAATATTAATGGATCCTCCATCTATACACTCTGATAGTGTAACTGTAAGGTTTAAATGGGATCCCTCCCATAAGTTTGAGGATAAGGATGAGTTTTGGAGAAAACTCGGAACTTTTGATGAGGATGGCAAACTGATAAGGTTAATTGTAACCGAAATCAAAGCCTATAAGGAAGTATCCCTTGTATCTCACGGGGCTGATCCTTATGCCCAGGTAGTGAACGAAGAAAATGAAATAAACGATCCTAAGTATGCCGCTTCGGTATATAACTTTAAGGATAACAATTCAATTATTAATAAACCCCATAAATCTGAAAATATGGAATTTACTGAAATTTTGGCCGCGTTTGGCCTACAGGAATCCGGTATCGAGGATATGGATGGGTTAGTTGCACATTTCGCAAAAGAGCCAGAAGCTGCCCCAGAGGTTGCTCTTTACAACGCTCTGATCGAGGTGGATGAAGAACTCACTCCTGATTCGTTAACGGCTCTCCGTGAAAATCAGCTCCCAGAAGGAGCAGTTCTCTTAGGAGAAGAGGAAATAGTTTTAACCGAAGAAGACACTGCTATCTTGACATTTGTTAATGAGCAAGGTGGCCAGGGTGACATCGAAGAACAAATGGCACTGGGTACTACCTACTTGGAAACTATCCGAAATAATGCTATTGCCCATTACAAGGTAGTGGCTGGTGATGCTGCCAGTGAAGAAATCATTGGAACTATCCAAAAAGCGGATCTGAAAGCTGCACAGGCTTTTGAATCCAGTTATCATGCTCAGTTAGAGAAAGCCGTACCTCTGACCTGTCAGGAATGTGGATCTGAGAGTGTGTCAAGAGCTTCTCATAAAAAAGAGGGAGAGGGAGACTCAAACGAGTCTACCGATACCTATAAAGAGTCCCGCGATAAGTTCGCAAGGAAAACTCGCCGTAAAGCAAGTGACATCCACCAAAAGGACTAATCCTGTAAAAACACGAGTACTGCACAACTAATATAAAAGGGGTAACTTTAAATGCCTCTGGAATATCAGATATGCAAATTAATCATTAAAAACTTAAAAAGATGCCATATTCAAGTAGTGGTGTTACAGCTAACACCTTTCGTTACGGACCAGAGGTTCGTAAATTACACCTGGAGTTCCAGGTAAAATCAGGAGACTCTGTCCACAGAGGAGAGCCTGTAATTTTAAATGCTGATGGAACTATTAGTCCTGCTGGAGCTGCTGCTCTTGAAGGGACTGTCATTGGAGTTTCTATTCATGAATTGAAATCTGCTTATGAAGTAAACAATGATTCCAATGCCTTGAACCTTGTTGTAATTGCAATGAGGGGCTATGCTGTACTTGATGCAGCTGTTGGAGATATTGCTGCTTCTAATGCCACTGATTTCCCAGCCATGCCTGCAGGTCCGGTCCAATGGTATGGGTATGCCCCAGCTCTTGTAGCTTCGAACGTGGCTAATATGTCCGTTCCTGGTACCAAAGTTAGTGTTAACACCACTGACCCTGCTACTCAGGGGATTAATACCTTTATCGCTTTAGATCCTACTATTGCAACCCCTGGTACAGCCACAGTTGCAGAACTGGAAGATCTTAACAAAATCATCGGATGGTCATTGACCCAAGTTGCCGCTGATGTTGGTAATGTTGGCTCCGGATTAACTGACGGCCAGGTTTATGCTGGTGGTCCTATCCTCGTCGTAATCAAAGACTAAGCGCAAGCTTGGTTTCTAAATAAGTAAACAATTATTCTCATAAACATTAAAATCGAAAAAAATGGATCTTAAAAAATTCCGCGCGAGCGATTTTCACAATAAGATCGAGGGGATGGTAAATCATGGCAACGCACTCCGTTTGGATGCAGAACGTCCAACTGATATCACCTTCGCACAACTGATCGAAGATCAGACGTCATTATCGGTAGATGATTTCTATGATGCCATAGGGGTTGATCCCGCTTTTGACACAATCCAAAATATCTTTACTACAGTGGACAAGGATGTCCGTTGGTTGGTTCCGGAAATTATCCGGGACAGTTTGCGACTTGGATATCGTGCCGCTCCGATCTGGCCTAAAATTACTGCAATGGAAGAGCAGACTTCAGGCTTACAGCAAATTCTTCCACACATCAATATGTCTGCTGCTGTCCCAAGGAGAGTAGGTGAAGGAGAGACTATCCCTTTGGGTGACCTCTCTTACGGATCAAAGAACTTCCGTATTTACAAATACGGACGTGGTATTAAAATTACTGATGAGGTAATTCGTTATGTATCGCTGAATGTTCTTTCGATCTATTTGCAGGACTTTGGGGTCCGTATGGGCCAAGGGGTTGATAACATGGCTGTCTCTACTCTTCTTAATGGAGAGCAAGCGGATGGTAGTGAAGCTGCTCCTGTGGTAGGTGTTACTGCTGCTCACTGGGCAGAAGGTGCTGCTGACCAAGGAAATGACTTCCGTTCTATCCTACGTATTTGGTTACGTATGGCTAAGTTAGGACGTACTCCATCTGTTATGATTTCCGATGAGGAAATAGCAATGGATGTTTGGGAAATGCCAGAATTTAATCGCCGGTGGAGAGGGGCTAATAACCCTGATGGAGTTGCACAATATGGCCTTAACAAGGATGTAGTCCTCCCTAGTGGAGCCAACTATTTTATCCACGGAGGTATCCCTGCA